GATCTTTCTTGTCACCCCTAACTCTTCTAATATAATACTTAGAATGTCTAGGATGAATACCACTAGCACTATCAACCAACTGACTAACAGTGCCACTAGGCTTAACACAAGTGACGGAAGCAGGACAAGGGATATGCAAGTCAGTGGAAAGCTGTATGCACTCATCAACTGAAACCATCTTGAGTCTTTCGAGAAGAGTCTTGAGTTGCTCATTGTTGTCTCCTAGCATCTTGTTGTCTAAGATACCAGTCAGTGATACACCCAGTAATCTTTCTTCCTCAGTGTTACGCTGCCATATCTTTCTGAGGTACGGGAAGTGTGTCATTGTAGACTGATATACACCTAGTATTGAAGCCAGTCTTACCTTTCGTTCAAGATCATAGATGCTGTCTCCCTCTCGAACAACAACCTCTGAAAGATTACAGAATTGGTAAGGTCTGAGTATAATTTCAGAACAAGGATTAGTGCCAAACTCCTGGTTAGCATCTCGTCTCCCATTCTTAGCTGCTTGTTTAACTGCTGCTTCACGATTAAAGATACCACGCTCACCACTGTGACTTTGATACAAACTAGTCCACTCGTTTAAGAACTGACCAACGTCAGGCTTCTCATTGTATACCGCAGAGTTGTTAGCCAATGCACGTTGTGGGTTCTCTGTCCACCACTGACCAGTCTTAGCGTGACGCATCTTGTCATCATCAAGATCAGATAGACTAATCATAGCTGATCTACGCACACCGCCTACCACTACAACCTCAGCTACTTTACACATGATGTCGTGACACTCTAGTGTACTGAGTTTACGTCCTGCTGCACACTTGAACTTACGAACAACAAACTCAAACAGTTCGTTCAATGGTGCTGGTCCACTAGCCCTACCACCAAAGGTCTTAAGTCTAGCACCTGCTGGTCTGATCTTATCAGTATTCCATTTAGCTACTTCACCAGAATACAACAATGCTATAAGCTGACGTAAAGCCTTAGCCCATCCTTCTTTACTGTCAGACACAACAATAGTCGTAGCACTGTCAAACATCTTCTCAGGTACTTCTGGTAGTTTACTTACATACTTGTTCTCAACGCTAAACCCTACACCTGTGCCACACAAGAGGATGTACATCGCCTCATCAAACGCTTTAGGATCATCAACAGGTAGATAACTACAGTTATAACCTGCTGTGTTGTCCCTCTCAAGGGCTTTACCAGCAGTCATGATGCTACGCATAGAGGGTACTACCTCCATGTTCTTGATCGCCTCACGAAGCTCTGAGTCAGTCTCCATAGGTATCTTGTAGTCATGCTTAGACTGTAGATGATTAGACATAAAGTCCATGTATCTGTCTACTGTCTCATACCAGTCTTCCCTTCTTTGTTCGTTATCTAGGAATCTGGAGTATCTAGACTTTGCAATATATTGTTGATAAAAGTCCATCATATTACCTCCCTTATTAATTTGTCATAATTATCTTCAACTAAATCTTCACACCTGTTTAGTATATCATAAGATGTGAGATTTAACAATTCAATCAAGTCAACCTCATCAAACGTAGCCAACCGTTCAATCAATTCAGGTATCGTTAAGGTCATGCGTTGTTCCCCTCGTCTTCTTCTGTCATTACTACAAGCCCAGCGTATCCTGCAATATCGTTCCAAGAATCCATGTGATAGTAATTACCGTTGAGTATTCTTGCTAACTTGTTGGCAATCATATCTAGGCTTTCTTGCATATAGACAGGCATCATTTTGTAGTTAGGCGATTCACGCATTATCTTTTTGATACCTTGCGCTATCGTGCTAACCATAATGTATTGTCCGTATTGTTGTTCTCGCTCAGACAGGATCTCGTTCACTGTTGTCATATTGTTTCCTTAAATAGTTAATAGATACAGGCATTTCATCAAAGCTACCATCAATTACTTCATTCAGCATCCACACACCAGACCATGAACCATTAGTCTGAGGATTCAAATACTCCTCATCATGCTGATAAAAGATTCCAGCAAAGAGACCAGTGATTCTAGCTCCATCAGCTTTCTTACTAAATGCTATAGCTCGATCCTGAACGTGACCCATGATACAACTCATGTGCTTCTTCTGTAACAACAAAGATGGATTGCTAACTGGTCTACCCATAATACCAGATGTAAAGTAGTGACTGTAAGCAATACCGTTGACAACAGCAACATCTAAAAAGTCGTGAACCTCCCAACCATACTTCTTGAGATTAAAGTCTCCGTATCCTACTAAACCGTCTAGCTTTCTATCTGACTCAATAGCTCTTTGAATACGTTGCTCATGGTTTCCTATCAAGAATATCTTTTTAGGTTTCCATAGTTTCTTTTTATCTCTTCTTTGTTTAGCTTGTTCTGCAATGATAGGCTTCATGAAAGTATCCATCGCTAAGTTACCAGCTTTGATATCTTCATTGTATGTCCTACCTTCAAACGACTTCTTACCAACATCATAGATACTCAAACTAGGCATATCCCAATGGTCTCCTAGATGAATTATGACATCAGGTTTAGTTTTAACTGCGTACTTACCTGCCCATTCTAAATGCTCAAATGAGTTACCAGGTTTGCATTGAGTGTCAGGAATTACCAAATGTCTCATTTGTTCCCCTCAAGTAAGTTAATAAAATATACTGCATCAATAACTGCTAGTGGTTGTGAGTGATTCTGCTTTATTATAACTACTGGCTGTCTGTCTTCAGGACAGTTATCCACAGCCTGTGCATAAAAGTTATACACAGCTATGCTATCCCTAGACTTACACTCAACTGATATTCCTAGTTGATCTCCAGCAGCTTGAGAAAACAGAATGTCCTCGCCACCAGCTCCCATACTGGTTGATCTTACATCGTCCTTGGAAAAGGAAAATCTGTCGATGAGTTGATCTCTGAACCATTGTTGGAGCTTTCTTCCTTTAGCTTTGGCACTTTGCGTTTTAATGGCTTTCTCCCAATAGTTAAGAATTTATCAAGTGTTACTCGTTTAATGCTCTTGATCCATCCTTTAGGTATATGTATTCTTGAGTTGGATTGTTCATAAGACAGAGCTGCTGCTAGGCATATAGCATCGTCTGTTTCATCAACAATAAACCCTATACTGAGACATGGATGAACATCTACTTTTGCTGCTGTTTCCCATCCAGAATCAGATAGAGCGTCAACCCATTGAACATAGCCTATTGTGAAGTGCTTGGCGGTTTCCAAAGCTGATTCTCTTGTCTTCTTATCCACAATAACCTCGCTCGTTCTGTTAGTTTATCAAGATCACCTTCATATTTATCTAACACAGTTTCAAAAAGTTGTTGCTCATCATCACAGTCTTTTAGTATTTTCTCTGCCTTCTTAGGTCCAATACCTTTCAATCCTGGGATGTTGTCAACTCTGTCACCTGTTAGGATTTGAGTGTAAAAGTTCTTAATAGCCTCCTGTTCATTAACATAATACAGATCACCTTTGACGAAATTATAGTGCCATCCTTTTAACATATTTAGGTCTTTATCTATTGACATAATGCAATAAGTATCTTCAGGCAGTTTATACGCTTCAATTCCTATTGCATCGTCAGCTTCTTGACCTTCTATAAGTTTAAAATACCACTTGCTCATGAGGTACTCACGCAGGGAATCGTAATGAATAGGCTTTCTAGCTTTCTCACGATTCCCTTTGTAAGCACTTTCTGTAGCAATCTTGTCTCTGTAATTAGACTTCCCTGTGATGAATCCAACATAAGATTCTATTCCATCAAGTTCAATAAGACCCTCGATAAAATGTCCCATGCGTGAGAGAGCGAACTTCTCATCTTCTGGATCATCAACAGAGAAACCTATACGATAGACAAGTATATCTCCGTCAATGAGTGCAGTAGCATTATTCATTGACTTTGACACAGTTACAAGGCTTCTAGACTGTCCTCTTCAGCCTCAGAACCAGTGTACTCAATGAGATCAGTAACAATTAGTTTCTTAATCCCAGGAGAGACACCATCCTTACCTCTGAACGTGTACTTATACGGATTGATAATAGCTACACCTTTCGAGCCATTAGCCACCTTACAAGTCACTGGAGAGCCGTCAGACATCACAGTCGTGATAGGATACTCTTTGGACTTAGCTACAATAAAAAAGCCTTGTCCATCTTTCTTCTTGACAGGGATGCCAGCTTTCTCTATTCTCTTAATAGCTTCATTAGAGAGATTACAGAGGTTGACTTGATAACGCTCAGACACTTTGTTGGGTGTATCTAATGAAGCCCACATGATGTCTGCTTTTACTTTGAAAGGACTTAAATCTAAAGTTGCCATAAGTTTCTCCTTAGTGTGTTTCTGCCCAATTAGTACCAATTTTAAAGTCACCGTCGAGTGGGCAGCGTAGCCCGAGCGATTGACCTGCTTCCTGAATTGCCTGTATTCCAGCTTGACCTACAGATTCAGCAAGTTCTTTCGTAGTTTCTATCTGCCATTCGTCATGAACATTAGCAACAAACGAGCCAGATATTATACCACAATTTAACTTCTTATGCAATAATTCTAATGCTTTTTTCATAACTATTGCGCCAGCACCTTGTAGCAGCGTGTTGAGTGCTGCGTGTTGTGATCTTACTTTTAAACGTCTACCATCAAGCCCAGGTAGTGAGCCTTTCTGAGCAAACTTGTCTACCTTCCTTCTTAGTTCTTTTAAGGCTGGAGTGTTTGCTAGAAAGCTGTCTATGAGCTGCTTACCTTCACGTTCACCACCCCCTACAATAGATCCTATCTTAGCTGGTCCAGCACCATACAGGAACGCATAGATAAACGTCTTAGCTTGATCCCTATTAGTTAGCCCTGCTGCTTGCATATTCTTTGTGTGAATGTCGCCTGTTAATATCTCATTGGTATAGTCATCATCCTGCATATAATGAGCTAGCATCCTCAACTCAAGACCAGAGGCATCAATACCAACCAATGCTTTTCCTTCCTCAACAGTCCAGCATGAACGACACTCAGCACCATATGGACTACCTACTCGTGGGACTTGAGCCATGTTTGGTTTGCTATGAGTCATTCGTCCCGTGACTGCTCCGTTGGTGATGACCTGACCGTGTACCCTGTCGAGGTTATCCGCATGGTCAATCCACGATTCAACTTGAGCCACCCGTTTCTGAAGCAATAAATACTCTTCAATGAAACGAGCTTCAGGGATGTTAACAGTTGATAATACTTTCTCATCTACGATCACTGCTCCTTTCTCTGTGCGTTTCTTTGGCTTCCATCCTAGAGCCATGAGACGTTCAGCTATTTGTTTACGACTACCTGGGTTGAAGTGCTCCACCTTGTCTTTAAGACGCTTTCCTGTCTTCTCGCTATAACGCTCAGTGACTATTGGTTTAAATACTTGTTGGAGTTCTTCTTCGATTTCGTTAAGTCTTTTTCGCCATTGAGCCAAGAGGGACATAACTTTTCTAATGTCAAGTTTGAATCCGTTTTCTTGTTGCTCCTTGACGATAAGAGCGACTTGATGCTCAAGATCAACGGACTGACCCCACTCCAGTAAATCTGCGCTAAGACGATTATATAATGTCTCAGTGACGTTAACGTCCTGCTTACAATAGGAAACCATTTCATCAGTTAATCCTCCATCAAAGTCAGTAAAGTCATCCTTGTAGTTTCCTAGTCTTTTTCCCCAAGCTCTTAATGAGTGCCCATTTTCTAGTGTTGGATCTAGTAGCCTTGACATTACTAGTGTGTCTTGTAACTGGTGAATATCTGTGTTCAAGTTCCACAGCTTCTTCAACACTAGAACATCGAAGCCTATTATGTTGTGACCAATCAAGATACTTGCTTCTGCCAGATAGTTTTGTAACTTTTCTGCTTGCGTCCATACGTTAACCTCCTGCGTACCAATATCTTTAGTAACAGCACACCAGATATGTGTTGCTGTCATATTTGTTTCAATATCAATAACTATTTTTCTCAATGGAGTCATAAAGCGTCCTCCTCTTCGTCGTGCAACTGAACCATGCGTCCATACTCAAGATCATAAAGCAGTCTACACGCTGGACCAGTTAAACCAGAAAAGCGATTCTTCAATACTCGAACGTGCGTTGTGTGCCTCTCTACGGGGTCAGGATCTTGTCCGTTACGTTCTAGACCTATTACTATGTCTGAGAGCTGTGCAATCGCTCCTGAGCCTCTCAGTTGAGCTAGAGAGGTGGCTGCGCCTTCCTCGTGACCTTTACCATCTGGTCGCTTCAGGTGTGACACAACAAACAGACAAATGCCAGTTTCTTGAGCCAACATTCTGAGCTTAGTCATGATCTCGTCAATGGCTTTTCTTTCGTCTTGTTTGTCTTGTTGCGC